CCGGGGCCAACGAGATGGTGCGCCTCGGCGGGGACACCCGCATCCTCCAGAAGGCCGCCATCGCCCCCGAGACGTTCTTCCGCAACCCCACCGAGGCGATGCGGAAGGCCGCCCTCCAGGAGGCCGCGGACATCGCCGCCGGTGGCCCCCACTCCGCCGTGGCGAAGATGATCGCCAACGCCAAGTCGAAGCTGGAGACGGGGGAGTACGGGGAGAGCGGTCGGGTGGCCGGGGCCGCCCTCAACGTGTTCTTCCCCTTCGTCTACGGGATCGACTTCTCCCTACGCGCCGGCCTCAAGACCCTCGCCGGCCCGGTGTGGTACAGCGGCCGGACGGTGGAGGCCCTGGCTAAGGGGGACACCCAGGCGGCGAAGGCCAACGCCGCCGCCCTTGGGCTGACCTTCGCGGTGGACGCCTTCCTGTTCCACCAGATCACGGACGGCAACATCACCGGCAAGGGGCCGTCCGACCCCAACCAGCGCCAGTCCCTCCTGGAGACGGTGGACGAGAACGGCGACCCGGTGTGGCGGCCGGACTCCATGCGGGTGCCGCTGCCGAACGGCCACCACCTGTGGATGAACTACACCAGCCTGCCCGTCATCGGCGTCACCGGCTCCATCATGGCGAACATGTGGGACGCCTACATGTGGGACGGCAAGAAGGACATGACCCCGCCGGAGCGTTTCGCCACCCTCGCGGCGAACACGGCGGCCTCCATCGCCGAGGGCACCTTCTTCCGCGACACCCTCGACCTGGCCAGCATCATGACCCAGCCCCAGAGCGCCGGCACCGCCCTCTCTCGGATGGCCGGCTCCCTGCTCTCCCGGGCCATCCCCGGCTCCTCCCTGCTGCGGCAGGTGGCCTACGCCTCCGACCCCAACCGCAAGACGCCCGAGAACCTGGGCCAGGAGGTCATGCAGGGCCTCCCGGGGCTGCGCGGGCAGGTGCCCAACCAGGTCAGCCCCTACACCGGGAGCGACGTGGACATGAACTACTCCTGGGCCACGCCGTTCGCCCCCGGCACCGTGTACTACGGCCAGAACCCCCAGAATCCGGTAGCGGCCGAGGCCAGCCGGCTGCAACGCCAGGGCCTCAGCGCCGCCCCCTCCTCGTACTCGGCCACGCAGCAGGGTCGGGGCACCTCCATCTTCGAGCAGCAACAGCCGGGCTCGGTCGTGCGGGACGTGCAGCGGGAGGTCGCGGGGCAGACCAACCCCCGCGCCGCCGCCTACATCAACTCCCCCGCCTACCAGCAGCTTCCGGACGCGGACAAGGCGGCAGCCCTCTCCGAGTTGTTCGGCGGCTCGCGGGACAACGCCCGCTTCGCCATGCAGTCCGTCCCCGGCATCAACCTCTCCGACCAGCAGCGCCTCGGCCACGCGCAGGCCGGGGTGGCCCACTACTACGGGGTCAGCGGCACGCCCGAGGAGATCGAGCGCAAGAACCGGGAGATCGGGCAGGCCAAGTCCGCCCTCACCGAGTACAACCGCCTCTACGGCCCGGAGATGGGGGAGATCATGCTCCGCCGAGTCAGCCCCCAGGCGTGGCGGTTGGCCGTGCTGTACGAGGATATCGACCCTGATATCCGCTGGATGCGGGAGCGCAGCGCCGCCCGCGGCGCGGGGCTGAATCCCGCCCTGACCGCGCAGGCCGCGCCCCCGAACCAGACCAACGGCGCGGCGCCGCTGGGCCTCCAGTTCGCCACCCCGGACTACGCTCCGCCGCTGACCCGAGCCCCGCAGACCAGCATGGGCAACCGTCTCCCGCCGTCGATGAGGCGCTAACGGGGTACGACATGGGGAACCTCACCACCGCCCAGGCCACCCGGCAGGCCGTCTCCGCCCAGTGGGCGCTCAATCAGTTGGGCGCCCAGAACTACTACAACCTCTGCGAGCGGTTCATCGAGAACGCCTACGGCACCTCCGGCCAGTACCGCTCCGCTGCCGCCGCCTCCGGCTCCCTGATGAGCAACACCGACATGGCCGACGCGGACGTGGGCGACCTGGTGTTCTTCCGCCCCGACGCGAGCAACGGCAACTACGGGCACGTCGGCATCTACGTCGGGAACGGCGAGATGGTGTCGGCCACCAACAGCGGGATCACCCGCGACCGGCTGGATAGCCCCTACTGGAGCAAGCTGCTGGTCGGCTTCGGCGACCCGCCCGATCAGTGGCAGGGGCGCTCCGGCGATGAGGGTCTGCTCCAGGGCGCGGCCAACCTGGTGGAGAAGGCCCAGAACTTCGTCGGGAACGTCACCGGGGCGTCCAAGGCGCGGGCCACCGCGCAGTGGGGCGGCGCCGGGCAGTGGCTCCCCCAGATCGCGGCCGCCGCCGAGAAGTACGACATCCCGGTGAACCTCCTGGCCGCCAAGGTCAACGTGGAGAGCGGGGGCAACCCCAACGCCACCAGCCCCGCCGGGGCCAAGGGCCTGCTCCAGTTGATGCCGGCCACCGCCCGGGGTCTCGGCGTCACCGACGTGAACGACCCGGTGCAGAATCTCGACGCCGGAGCCAAATACTTCCGGCAGATGTACGACCAGCAGGGCAACTGGGACGACGCCCTGCGGGCGTACAACGCGGGGCCGAACGGTAACTGGAACAACGCCGAGACGATCAACCACGTCAAGAAGGTCAACCAGTGGGCGGACACCATCGCGGACGCGGTGGGCACCGGAGGAGGCGGCGACGTGAGCGGACAGCGGGGCGGTGAGCCGCCCAACGTCACCCGGGCGAAGCAGGCGGCGTCGAGCACCTGGGCCAGCTTCTGGGACAAGCTGAACCAGATGAACCAGGACGCTCAGGGGGCCGCCGCCGGGATCGGCTCGGCCCGCGACCGCTTCTTGCGGCAGCGGGGCTCCTTGCCCGATCCGAGCGCGTTGCCCCGCACCAGCCCGACCGGCCAGCAGAGCGCCGCCGGCCAGGTGGGCGACTTCTTCAGCGGGGTGGGGTCGGCGGTGCAGGGCGCCCTCTCCGCCGGACAGCGCGGCCAGTACCCGTGGGGCACCGGCCCCGGCGGCACCGGGCCGCTGTTCGGCGGCCCGGGTGGAGGCCCGGGTGGAGGGGCTCCTCCGAGTGGCCCTGGCGGCGGCCCTGGCGGCGGCCCTCCGGGAGGGGGAGACATCATCGACCCCACGACCGGCGCCCCGGTGAGCCGCTCCCCGATGGCCCCCGGCGTCACGGGTGCTGCTGCGGGCGGCGGTCAGCCCGGTGGCCCAGGCGGCGGGGAGCGGAAGAAGCCGCAGGGCTGGGTCGATCCGGCCACCATCTCCAACCCCGCCTACATGGGGATCATCGGCCAGTGGAACCAGGCCCTCGAAGCGGCCCAGATCGCGCAGGACGCCCTGTCCCGCATCGACCCCAACGACAAGTCGGACGACGCCCTGATCGCCCGCCGCACCGCTCAGGGGCAGTTGGACAAGGCCAACGACCTGGTGCGCGGGCTAGCCCCTACCACGGCCAACATCATCCAGGCCGCGGAGAAGGAGGAGGGCGGGCAGTTCGCCCCCGGCACCTCGGGGAAGCAGAAGAAGTTCACCATCGTCAAGCGGAACCCGCAGACCGGCGCCTGGGAGACGCAGGTCATCGACAACCCGGCCTGGGAGGAGGACGCCTCCATCCAGACGCAGCGGCTGTCGAACACGGGCGCGCTGGAGCGCCAGAACGCGGCCGACAAGGCGGCGCTGGCCCGCACCCAGGCCGAAATCGCCGGCCGGCAGGGCATCTCGGGGGCGGAGATCGCCAGCCGGGAGAAGATCAGCGGCGCGGAGATCGCCTCGCGGGAGGGGATCGCCAACCTCAACGCCACCACCAGCCGGGTCACCACCGCCCTGAACGCGGCCGTCCAGCAGCGCAGCCAGGACATCGAGGCGGCCATTCGGGCCGGTGACCTCTCGCTCCGGGAGGGCACCGAGCAGTTCAACCAGTGGTACAAGCAGAACGTCGAGGCCCCCCTGGCCATCCTGGGGCAGCAGCGCCAGACCGAGCAGTACAAGGTGCAGGCCCAGGAGGCCATCACCAACCGCGCCCGCGGCCAGAGCGAGCACGAGCGCGGCGTGGCCAACATCGGCCAGCAGATGTGGCAGGGGGCCGCGCAGGCGTACAACCAGATGATCCCCCTCACCACCGGGGCCGGATGGGGCGAGGGGTTCCAGCAGAACCTCACCGGACAGGGCTACACCCCCCACGCGGGGGCCTCCTACAACGTCCCGGAGAGCCTGGACGCTTTCGCCACCCGCAAGGTGGCCGAGATGCTCAAGGGCGTCAGCCCCTACGCCCAGAACATCCTCTCCGCTCAAGGCCAAGTGGGGAACCCCGGTCAGGCCATGGGCGGGAACGACATGACCGCCCTCACCAACCAGGCCACCGGGGTGGCCTCCAACGCCCTGGCCAACCCGTTCGTGATGCCGGGTCTGCCGCAGTTCCAGCTTCCGCCGTCCGTGGACATCGCCGGGATCGCCGGGTCGGGGATGGATGGCAACCTCACCGGTCAACTCGACCAGTACATGCCCACCTACGAGTACGGCGGCGGGAACGGACAGGGCAACGACATGGTCTTCGACAACGTGGACTGGACGAAAATCGGACAAGGAGTAAGCTAAGACCGCCATGCCGGAAGAAGCCACCGCTCCCCCGGCGGAGACGACTGAGGGTGCCGCACCTTCCCCTACCGAAGGCGGGGAACAGCAAGCGGACGAGCGCCAAGACCCGAACGCCTGGATTCGGCAGTCCCGTCAAGGGTTGGTCTACTCCCGACCCGTAGACGAGGACGCAAAGTCCGGGAAGTGGGACGAGGCGAACGCCGAACTGCACCGGTTCCGCCGCCGCAACGGCACGGAGGAGACGCCTCAGGAGGCCCAAGGGGACAAAGAGCAAGCCGAGCCCGAACCGGAAGACGCGGCGTCGAAAGTAGACGACGACCAAGACTTTCAGCGGCGGGTGCAGGCCGAGGTTGACCGGCGGGAGGCCCTCCGAGCCCAACGGCAACGCCAGCAGCAGGAGCGGGAACTCCGGCGCACGAACCCGACGGAGTACGCCCGGCTCAAGGAGCAGGAGGAGGCCCAGACCGGCCAGACCGCCGAACTGATCGGGGCGATGACCAAGCTATCGCAGCAGTTCGACGACGCCACGGTTACGCCCCTGATGCAAGCCCTCAAAGACGACGGTGCCCGGAACGAGTGCCTCAAGGACGCGGGGCACGGCCTCCCGGGCCGCAAGGAGATCGTCGCTCGGGCGATCAAGTCCTTGCAGAAGTCGTCCTACGACGAGGGCTACGCCAAGGGGAAGTCCGAGGCGGAGCGGTCGGCCCGCCGCCCCAACTCCTCGCTCCGCAAGGAACTGCTGGCCGACCTCCGGGCGGAGGAGGACGAGCCCGATCTGGTTCCGGGGAACGGCCGCGCCAACGGGCCGAGCGACCTGGACATGAACGACTGGATGCGTGCGGCCCTGGGCCGCCGCGGACGCGCAACCGGCTAGGGAGTAGACCATGCCGTATAACTCGATCATCGCCCGGCAGGAGACGGTCTCCGTACCGTCTACCGGCTACGGGGCTCTGATCCCGGAAGACTTCTCGCGGGAAATCTTCAAGGGGATCGTGAACAAGTCCGCCGTCCTCCAGCTTTTCCCCCACCGCACGATGAGCCGGATGCAGCAGCGCATCCCCGTCGTGTCCGCCCTGCCCTCGGCGTACTGGGTCACGGGCGACACCGGCCTCAAGCAGACCACGGCCGTCCAGTGGACGAACAAGTGGCTGGTGGCCGAGGAACTGGCCGTCATCGTGCCCATCCCGGAGAAGCTGCTCGATGACACGGACTACGACCTGTGGGACGAGATCAGGCCCCTGCTTGAGGAGGCCATCGCCGTCGCCCTGGACGAGGCGGTGTTCTTCGGCGTGGGGAAGCCGACCTCGTGGCCGAGCGCCATCGTGCCTGCGGCCATCGCGGCTGGCAACTCGGTGGTTCGCGGCACGAGTAGCGTGGACATTGCGGACGACCTGAACAACGTGATGGCCACGGTGGAGGTGGACGGCTACAGCCCGAACGGCTGGTGGATGCGTCCCCAGTTCAAGTCCAGCCTCCGCGGCCTGCGCGACGCCAACAAGGGGTTCCTGTTTCTCCCCGAAGGCCCCGCGAACGTCGGCGTCAGCAACAACGACGCCCTGGCCGTGAGCCGCAGCGGCCGCACCCAGGCGGGCGGCACCCGCGCCGGTCTGGTCTACGGGGAGCCCGCGTACATCAGCTACGCCGGCCTCTCCAAGTTCACCTCGGCCACCAGCGGGCAGGCCGGTCAGGTGGACGCCATCACCGGGGACTTCAGCCAGGGCATCCTCGGCGTCAGGCAGGACTTGACGTTCAAGATGCTCGACCAGTCGGTGATCCAGGACAACACCGGGGCGATTGTCTACAACCTGGCCCAGCAGGACTTGGTGGCCATGCGGGTCGTGGCCCGCTACGCCTTCCAGGTGCCGAACCCCATCGACCGGATGCAGGCCACCGAGGCCAACCGGTACCCGTTTGGGGTGCTCGTCCAGCCCACCCCGCCTTAAGTAACATAGGGACGCGCCTACCGGGTGCGGGTGGCTCCGCTTAGGCAGAGTCCGGGGTCGGTAGGGGTCGAGGAAGCCAGGGGGCGAGTACCCTCCTGGCTTCCTTGGCGTCGAGGAGGATAGAGTGCCCGCGAAGTCGGAGCGTCAGCGCAGGGCGGCCGCCGCCGACTACGAGCGCGTCAAGGAGGGCAAGAAGCCGCGCACCTTCAAGGACGCCTCGCCGGAGCAGATTCACGACTACATGTACAAGTCCAAGAAGGGCAAGAAGTGAGCAATCTCCCCGCCCTGCCCGAGGGCGTCACCATCACGTCCCTGATGCGGATGTCCGCGACGGAGGTGCTGACCACCTACGGCCCGGAGGTGAGCGCCTTGGTGGCCAGCCTCCAGGGGAGCGGCATCGTCCCCCGCGACGGGCGCAGCAACGAGGACTTGCGACTCCAGGCGGAGATGCGCCTGAAGCTGTCCGAGGAGGGGGACTGCGAGCCCGGCGACACCTACCGCGCCGAGGCCCTCGCGCTGGCGGAGAAGAAGCTGAAGGAGGAGGAGCGCGATGCCTAGCCCCGGGGAGACCCCGAGCGGGGTGGTGGAGTACACCGAGCCCAAGGCCACCGGCGACGGCACGCTCGACCCCGCCTTCTGGGCCGGGATGGACGTGCAGTCGGCGGGCGCGGCCGCGGAGGCCCTGGAGCAGCCGCCGCAGAACGACGCCGAGTGGCAAGCCCAGGCGGAGGCGAGCGGGGAGAGCGGCCCGGACGCCCCGAAGATCATCGCCCTCGGCTGCGGGGTTCCGGTGGCGGACGGCACCACGGTCACCTGGACGACCGACAAGGAGGCCACCACCGAACTCCAGTACGGCATCGCCGCCGACGCCTACGACATGCGTGCCCCGAGCGACTCGACGGTGTACGAGACGAGTCACTCGGTCACCCTGACCGGCCTGACCTCGGCCACCACCTACTACGTCCGCGCGGCCTCCCGCGACGCGGACGGCAACATCGGCACCGCCACCGACACCTTCACCACCGCATAAGGAGACGGTATGACCAGCGCCGGGCAGGGGGAAGTCAACCAGGAACTTGAGGAGCAGAACCGGAAACTCCAGGAGGAGGCCCGGCAGAAGATCAAGGAGGACGAGGAGAAGCGCCTCCAGGCCATGCGGGACGCCATCGGGCAGACGACGACCACCAAGCCGATGGACTTCCAGACCGCGGCCAAAGAGACCGAGGAACGGGAGCAGCCGCCCAACCCCTTCAGCGCCAAGGAGGTGGAGCAGCCCGCCTCCCTGACCCAGCCCCCGGCCAGGAACGTCGGCGAGGAGAACCTGGCAGAGGAGAACAAGGCCGAGAACGTCGTGGCCAACGAGGCCGCGGCGCCCTCGCCGTCCACCCAGACCACGGAGTAGGTCGTGGCGATCACGGTCGCTCCGGTGGCCACGGGGTACCTCCAGGCGTACGCCAGCACCACGGTGCAGGTCAGCCGCCAGGGGGTGCTGCGCCCCGCGTCCTACGCCCAGTGGCGGCCGCTGATCCCCGGCACGGACACCGACTACACCGGCCCGCTCTACGCCTCCCCCGACGACGTGGCCCCCATGTCCTTCCCGGCCACCGCCGCCGCCGCCGGGGTGATC